GTTATGGACTTTACCCGTGACGCCGCGATCATGGGTTCGGCGTTCGATATCGACGCACAGACGGCCGGCGAGACGATGGCCGGGTGGCGTGCATCGATGGGCCTGGACCGGGCGCAGACGCTCGACCTGGCCGACTCGACCAACTACCTGGGCAACAACTTCAACGCCAAGGCGGCCGACATTGCGGCCGTGGTGAAGCGCTACGGCGCGGTCGGCAAGGCTTCTGGTCTGACGCCGGAGCAAAGTGCGGCCCTGTCGGCGGCGCTGCTGAACCCGGGCACCGAGAAGGAAATTGCCGGTACCGGCTTTAAGAACTTCACCAGCGCTCTGGTCGCCGGCAAATCGGCCACCAAGGGCGAAAAGGAGCAATGGAAGGAACTCGGGTTTGATCCCGAGGAGCTGGCTGCGGACATGCAGACCAACGCGCCCGACACGATCATGCGCGTGCTCGAGGCGATCAAGGAGCAGCCCCGGGAGGAGCAAGCCGCGATCGCCACCAACCTGTTCGGCTCTGAGTCGATCGGCGCGATTCAGCCCCTCCTGGAGAACCTGGGCGAGGTGCGCAAGGCGTTCGCGATGGTTGCGGACAAGAGCAAGTACGCGACGTCGGTGATCGGCGACCAGGGCTCGATGATGCAGGAGGCGGCCGGTGTGGCGAACACCGCCCGCACGGGCTGGAACGCCTTCACCGCCAAGCTGACCAGGCTGACCACGTTGATCGGCAACGCCATGTTGCCGGCGCTGAATGCGGTCCTGGGGCCGCTGGGCAGCGTGGTCGACGCATTTAGCTGGGCGGCCGAGACGTTCCCGGGCATCACTGGCGCGATCGCTGTCACCGCTGCGGGCCTGGCGGCGCTGAAACTCGGTGCCATCGGCCTGAAATTCGCCGGGCTGCTGGCCGGCCAGGCGCTGAACCGCGGCGGCCTGGCCCGGGCCAAGCTCGATGCCAGAACGGCGCAGACGGCCACGGCCGCAAACGGCGCTGTTGCGCGGCTGAATGCAACGCTGGGCCGCGTTGGTGCCGGCGCGCCGATCGGCCGTGGCGCGGCCGTTGGCGGTGCTGGTGGGCGAGGCGGCGCTGCAGGAGTGGCGCGCGGTGGTCGCCTGGGCAAATTGGCCGGGCCGTTGCTGGCCATGGCTGGCCTGGTTGCGCCGGAGCTGGCTGCGGCGGCGGTGCCTGCGCCCGCTGCGGTCACGCGCCCGACGACTGTGGCGCGACCAGGTGAAATGCTAAGGCCGGCGGCACCTGCAGCAGCGATTGCCGGCAAGCCGCTGACGATCGTGGGGCCGGTTGCAGGAGGGGCGCCAGCTGTTGGTGCTCCTGGTGCTCCTGGTGCTCCTGGTGCTGCTCGAGCACCGTTGTCGCTGGTGCCGCCGGCTGCTGGAGTGTCGCCGGCCGCACCTGGTGCAACATCCGCTGCAGCTGCTGTTGCGGAAAAGGCCCCGGGCTTCCTGGGCAAGGCGACGAAGCTGGCCGGCAAGGCCGCGGTGCCGCTGATGCTGGTCAGCGGTGTGGCCGAGGCTGCTGAGGGGATCGCGAACGGTGACGCCGGCCAGGTGGGCGGCGCAGTGGGCGGCATGGCTGGTGGCTGGGGTGGTGCTGCGGCCGGTGCGGCGCTCGGCACGATGATCCTGCCCGGGATCGGTACCGCCATTGGCGGGCTGATCGGTGGCATCGCCGGCAGCGAGTTGGGCACGGAGCTGGGCTCCTGGTTCGGCGACAAGGTCGGCAACGTGATCGACAAGCTGTCCGGGCCTGAGAAAACCGCCGAAGCGGTGGCCAAGTCCACCGAGGAAAACCGGCAGATCACCTTCTCGCCGCAAATCACCATGCAGCCGAGCGGCGACCCGGCCTACGACAAGCGCCAGGCCGACGCGATCCTGGCCAGGCTCAAGGCTGAGTTGCTGCCGATGCTGGCCGGCGACCAGCTGGCCGTGCGCCGGGGTTCTTCATTGACTGATGGGAGTGATTGACGATGGCGCAACAGATGGCGCTGGGGTCGTTCGTGTTCGGCCTGGGCAGCGGCTTCCCTTATGAGCGGCTCGAGCGAAAAACCTCGGGCGGCTGGGTGAGCCTCGACATCATCAGCAGCAAGCCCAAGTCGCACAACACCGGCCAGGGCCTGGAGTCGCTGCGCCTGTCCGGTAAAGCGCAATGGGCCGAAGGCATGGCCAAGCTCGATGAGCTGCGCGCCATGGCCGACGCCCGCCAGCCCTACGCGCTTGTTGACGGCGTGGGGCGGGTGTGGGGCCGCTGGCGGATCAACGACGTAACAGAGAGCCAGCAGCGCGTCCTGGACGACGGCACCACGTCGCTCCTGGAGTGGTCGCTCGACCTGGAGGAGTTCGTGAATGCGTAGGGTAAGGACCATCGCGGGCGACTCGGCAAACGTCCTGCTCTATCGCGAGCTGGGGCGCTCCGACGACGCCGCCGAGGAAGCGTTCTGGAAGATCAACAAGAACCTGGTCGAGTATGGGCCGGCGCTTCCTTCTGGCTTGTGGGCGATCCTGCCCGAGCTGGAAGAGTCGCCGACCAGCACCGCCCCGGTTCGTGCCTGGGATTGAGGAGGGGTTATGTCACTGGGTTACACGCCCGCGGTCGAAATCACGGGCGCGAATGCCGGCCTGATCAATGGCCGGCTGATCGATTGGGAGTACGTCGACGCGGCCGGTGTGCAGTCCGACACGCTCAAGCTGACGGTCAACACCGAGGGCCTCGACGGGCTGCCAAGCGTGGACGGCAAGATCGGCTTGCGCCGCGGCTACAAGGAATCCGGCATGGTGGAGGCGGGCGAATTCATCGTCACGCGCATGATTCCCCAGCTGTTCCCGTCGCAGCTCCAGATCATCGCCACGGCGGCGCCTTTCAAGGTGGCCGACGAGACGGACTTCAAGGCGCGCAAGTCGGCCAGCTTCGGCCCGACAACCCTGGGCGCGATCTTCCGGGAGCTGACGGCGCGCCACGGCTTCTCGCCGCGGATCGCTGCGGACCTGGACGCGATCCAGATCGAGCACGTCGACCAGTCGAACGAGACGGACATGGGCTTCCTGACGCGCTTGGCGCGCCAGCACGACGCCGTGACGAAGCCGGTAAACGAACTGTACGTCATGGCCCGGCGCGGTCAGCTCAAGTCGCTGTCGGGGAAGTCGCTGCCGGTGATGACGATTTCCGTGACGAAGGACAATCGACCAGGTGACGCGGCATTCATCCAGGCCAGCCTGGACGATGACAGCCGGGTCAAGTTCAAGGGTTGCCGCACGACCTGGTGGGACGGCGCCAGCGGCAAAGAGTGCAAGGTGGAGATCGGCGAGAAGCCGTTCAAGCAGGTGCGCCAGCGCTGGCCGAACGAAACCGAGGCCAAGGCCGCCGGCGAGGGTGAGCTGCGCAAGCTCAAGCGCAGCGCGTACAAGGTGCAGATCGACTGCCCCGGGAATCCTGGCTATGCGGCCGAGGGCCTGGTGGTGCTCGATGGCAGCTGGCCGAGTTTCATGCAGGGCCAGTGGTCGATCGACAAGGTGACGGAGCGTGGCAGCCGGCAGCAGAGCTACCGCTGCACGATCGAGGCTTCGCGCCCCCTGGAATGAAGAAAGCCCCCACTGCCTAGCGGCGGTGGGGGCCTTTTTTCGTTTCTGGCGCCCGTTACTCGAACAGGTCGCCCGGCATGGTCGGCGGCTTCACGTAGTCCTGCATAACGTTGGGCAGGCCCTGCAGGTCATTCACGCTGGCCAGGCGATCGATGATCTTGATCGCGCCGCCATTGCCGGCGATCCAGGTGCCGTCGCGATCGAGCCAGGCGCTTGCCGGCGCGCCGTTCTGGTAGCGGCACACGCCCCAGCGCTGCCCGTCAGCCTTCGTGATTTCACAGTTGACCTGGATGCCGGCGCGATCGCTCACGCGCTCGAGTGCATTGGCGTCCTTGTTCATCAGGTCGCGGATCCCGAGGGCGACCAGGACGGCCACGCCGAGGCCGATGAGAAGGGGCTTTGCTTTCATGCTGCGCGGATCTCCATTGGTTGAGGCGCGCAGGGTAACAAAAAGCCCGCCATGGCGGCGGGCTTGTGGGGCGGGCGACATTAGGCGTCAGGGTCGCCTTTGTTGGGCGGGAGGTCACCTTTGACCATGTAGGCATCGCTGTCGACCTCGAACCAGCCGTTGCAGCGGTGGCACTGGTACTGCTCGCCCTGGACTTCGTCCAGCTCGCTGCCCTCGATGCCCAGGACGTCCTGGCAGTGCGGGCACCGAACTACCAGGCTTCGGTCTAGGTCGCGCGCCACATGGTGGACGTTGTAAATGTAATCGACGGCGCTCATTGATTATTCCTCCTCGTCGCGCTGGCGGTCCTGGTCCTGTTCCCACTCGCACATGCTGACATGCTCGAACCAGTCGTCCTCGTCGACGAACTCGTAACGGTCGCAGTGCGGGCAGTCGGAGTGGAAGTTACGCTCGGTCATCCGGGCAGCTCCTCGAGTTCGACTTCGTCGAAGCTAGGGCTTTGGGCCTCTGCCTCGACAATGCGGATCCCGATCCAGCCGTAAGGCGTATCTGTTTCGCCCCCGTAGCCCTCTAGGTCGCGCATTGTTTCCGACCAGCGCATCGCGGTCGGGGCGTCTTTGAAGGATGCGCCGTAGTCGGCCAGCATGTGGTAGATGGCATTGACGCCGAAGGCCCGGATCGCGGCGCGCACGACGTCCCCATCTTCCTCCGCAATCTGGTCGTCGGCGCCAGTCCAGAAGCGCAGGTGCATCTCGGCTCGCTCCGGGGTAAGGATGGCGTGGTCGACCTCCAGTTTGATGCTGTGGTCGCCCCAGGCTTGCTTGATTGTGTAGCGCTTGATTTGGCTAGTGGTGCTCATGCTAGTTGCTCCTGGTGCGGGTGCGAGTAGATGGTTACTCCCGGCTCGGCTGGGGATTCCTGGAGTAGGGCGGGGTCGATGCTGAGCTTTCGGCACACGGCCGCGGCGGCAGCTTTGGCGCCTTCGGCGCTGCTGGCGGTGACGCCGAGGCGCATCGCTCGTGCGTGGTAAGCGCCAGCGCCCAGGCGGACCTTGATAGTGATGGCCATGTTAGCGCCCCCAGTGATCATCAGGGCCTCCGAAGCGCTTGTCGGTGCGGCCGTCGTTGTCCAGGTCGCGATCGGGGCCGCGGTGGGCCGCATCGGTGCGGCCGTCGTTGTCAAAGTCCCGATCGGGGCCGCCGAAGCGGGCGTCGGTGCGGCCGTCGTTGTCCAGGTCGCGATCGGGACCGCCGAAGGTCGCATCGGTGCGGCCGTCATTGTCCAGGTCACGGTCAGGGCCGCCGCACGTTGCGTCGGTACGCCCGTCGCGGTCGACGTCGCAGTCGCGGCCGGCCAGCGCCGGCAGGGTGGTGGCCAGGAGCGCGATGGCCAGCGCGGTGGTGGTCAGGGCTTTCATTCGTCGTCGCCTTCTGTGGCTTGCGGTTCTGGTTGGTGCGTGTACAGCTTGTAGATGAACATGGCCAGGGACAGCAGCGCCCCGAACAGGAGGCCGAGCAGGATTTCGGCCGAGCTTGAGGACTGGCGGCTCATTGGCGGGGCTCCTGGTGCGGCTTCGTGTAGTGGGGGAAGGGTGCGGCCTTGACCTGGTCTTTCAGCCAGGCGCGGAACTGGATCGCGTCGTGTTCCTTGTTCAGGTGCGCCGGCAAGCGGCCTGGCAGGGCGAGCATGTAGTCGGCCAGGTTGCGGGCCTCCTCCTGGACGGAGCGGATCCGCAGCTGCAGCAGCGCGACCTGGTCGTCGAGATCGGTGATCGCGTCAAAGTGCGGGCGCAGCAGGCGATCGGCCAGCTCCACAAAAGCCACGATCTCCCGGTCCGGGCGGCGTTTCTTGCGCAGGTAGTGATCCGTCATGCGGATCTCGCTGTAGTCCTTGCCGAAGTGTGTGGCGAGGGCCTGGGCTGCTGCCTCGAGGGCTTTTGGCTGGTTGAGGGTCATCATGCAGCCCTCTCTACGATCGCTGTGGCGTGGCTGCCGAAGCGGCCAGGAACGCGCAGGGCGATGAACTTGAGCACCAGGTGACGAAAGCGCGGATCGGTGATGTGAGCAACTGGCAGCGCGGCCAGCATGGTATAGTCGCGGTCGGACATGATTGATTCCTTCTCGGGGATTTTTTGTGTTCCTGCTCGGCCGGCGGTTGCACCCGCTGGTCGAGCTTCCTTCCTTACTTGAGGCTTTCCAGCCTCCGTACTAGCTCCTCTCGGTCGTCCACCTTGAATCGCCCCTCGCCGCGGGAGTACTTCGCGACCAGGTCGTCGATCGCCTCGAGCAGCAGGTTCTTCACCGGCTCGCCCGTGGTGGTCATGTTTTTCAGCTCCTGCAGCGCCTTGTGGTAGCTGGGCGGCGCCATGAAGCCTGGGATCTTCTTTTCTTCGCCGGCACTCGAAAGCGAGGCACGCAGCTTGGTCAGGTGCGCCGGCTCTGG